TCACGGCGAAAACAGGGGTTCGATTCCCCTTGGGAGCGCCACCGGCGCATTTTTAGCAAGTTCTGACAGTGACTTAGCGGAAGTGGGACCCGAACCCCTATCTGCGGTGGGACCACGCTGCCCGTTCGCGTAACGCCTCCAAGCGCTGTCGGCGAGCCCTGCGCGTTGAGCCTCCCGGGTGTATCGCTCCACCTCCTCGAGTGTCTGGTGGCCCGTCACGGCCATGATTTCGTGCGGCGTGCAGCCCCGCTCGGCCAGCCGCGCCGCGGTCGCCTTGCGCAGCCCGTGGGCCGAGCAGTGCGGTAAGCCTGCCTGGTTGCACCACTCGCGGAACCGGTTGCCGAAGCCCGCCGTCGAGAACGGTTTGCCGTACTCGGTGACGAGGAAGGTCAGGTGCGCACTCGGCGCCGCCGCGATGGCCTCTGCGAGATCTGGGAACACCGGCACGTCCATCGAGATCGGCTTGCGGTGCTCGTTCTTCGCCTGGACGTATCGGAGCCGGCCGACGCTGATGTGTTGCGGGCCCAGGCGCGGCGCATCTTCCCGCCGGGAAGCGGTGTAAAGCAGCAGCGCGAAGGCTAGGCGTGGCTTCGTCCCGACCGGGTGCCGGCGCTCGAACTGATCGACCTCGTCCAGGGTCCATGTGTGGTGCCCCTTGGTGACGTACTGGACCCGCTTCACGTCGCGCGTCGGGTCCGCCTCGACGATCTCCTCCTCCATCGCCCAATGGAAGAGTGCTCGAAGCGCCTTGAGCATGGTGTTCGCGGCGGCCGGCGTCTCGGCCTTCGCGTCCCGCATGCGCCGGACGTGCCGCGGCTGCATCATCGCGAGCGGGGCCGCGCCCTTGTCGCTGGCGGCAATCTCGTCAAGCGCTCGCTTCTGCCAGCCCTGCGTCGAGGCATCGAGCTTCGTATAGGCGTGGGCCGCGTAGTAGCGCTGCGAGACGTCGATAAACGAGCCCTTGGACGGCCGGACGCGCCGCTCCGGCTCGGGCTGGATCTGCCGGTCGCGAGCCGCCGCATAGGCCGCCCCGAACTCGGCAGAGCCCGGCTTGCCCCGCAGGCGCACCTTCTTCTCCGGTCGCCGCCGAAAGTAATACCGGACGTTGCCGTGCCGGTCTGTGTCGGCGATGACGAAGGGCAGGTCGATGCTGACCACAGAGCTCAGTCCCACGGATTCGAGCCCCCATCATCGCCGCCGAGGGCGTCCCATGCCAAGTCCAGGCGCCGGAGGTCCCAGACCACACAGCCGTCGATGCGCTTTGGCTTCGGCATCCGGCCGTCACGGACCATCTCGTCGAACTTCGATGCGCTGACGCCGACGTACCGTGCCGACTCCTCCCGACGCAGACCGCGGCGCGGGCTCACCTCAATCCGGGGCGCGAACGCGATGTCATCCTGGCGACCTCGCATCGTTAGCCCTCCTTCGCCTTCCAGAGCATCGGCCGCGCGTGATCCGGAATCCGCGACCGGCCCCGTGCCATCGGGTGCATCGGCGCGCCGTCGGCGGTCAGGCCGAAGCAGTGCACGGCCGGCCACGGCGCCTCGCCGGTGGTGATCTCCTCAAGCACCTCGTCGACGAACTCAGGATCCCATGCGCCGGCGCCCCAGCAGGCCACGACCAGCGCGGCCGCCTTCGCCTCGCGCACGAGCTGCGGCAGGTTGCTAAAGTGGATCACGTCGCGAGCGTGCCAGTCCGGGCCGTTGTCCATGAACTGCGCCCAGGCGCGGCACTCGGCCGGCGACGGGGTGCGCAGCGGATAGAGGTTGACCGCTGTGAACCCGCCGTAGCCCCACGACCGGGCAAAGTGGATCCAGCGGCGCACGGTCGGGTCGTCCTGCCGGTGGTCGGCGGTGCTCGGGTTCAGCCCGATGAAGCAGACGTGGCCGCCCTCGCTCGACCACGTGCGGGTCAGCGTGAAGCGGTAGGCGCCGCAGCGAGACAGGTTGGCCGAGCGGGCGATCGTGTCGGCGAAGGGCACGCCGAAGAGGTCGCGAGTGGCGAGGGCGGCCGTGCTCATTGCAGCTTCCTCCGGTAGGGCACGGTGGCAGAGCGCGGGTCGTCGGCGCGTCCGGCCGCAGTGATCGCCAGCGTGTAGCCGCACCGCCGGCAGCGAACCCGCCAGACCAGGCGCTCGGGCGCCGGGTACGGGAGATCAACTCGACAGGATGGGACGCCAGGCGCTGCCTGCTGGACATCGACGCCCTCCGGATAGGCGGGGTTCGACGGGCATTCGGGCGGCCCGCGCCGCATCGTCGGCTTGATGTCGAACTGGGGCTTCGCGCTCATGCCGCCCCCGCGATGTTGAGCGCGTCGGCCGGGGCGAACTGCACAGGCACGTCGTCAATGTTGAGGCGCAGGACCTCGAAGCTGATCGCGACGACCCACGGGTTCGCGAGCCAGGCGCCCTCGCCGTTGATGAAGTCCCAGAGCAGCCAGAATGCACGGACCGGGTGCTGCGCGTTGACCAGACCAGGAATGCCGAAGTCGCTGTGCTCGGGCGTGCGCAGGTCCTGGATGCCCTCGGCGATCGCGTCGGCGGCTGACATGGCGTTCAGCCGCTCGAGCCGGACCTCCGTCACCAGGAGCGTCAGGCGGCTGGCCCAGCGCGGCATGAAGAGGCTCGGGCGGATCTTGCCGCCCAACTCCCGCTCGCCATCAGCGAGATACTCCAGCACGCTCCCTACCGGGATATCGCTTGGCTTCGGCGCTCGACCCAGCGCTTCATCATGCCAGTCGAGCCCGTAGGATGCGCGCCACGTCTCTTTCACCCACAGCCGGTCGCCGCCGGCGTAGGGTAGCGGAAGCGTCACGAGGCAGCCGGTGTCCCGGCAGATCACTTCCGGCGCCCCCGATGCTCCGAACTCGATGTGGCTCGGGTCGGTGCTCGCCCACTTGGGCAGCTTCAGGATCCGGCGCGTCTGCGTCTTCCGGCCGGCGAGTAGCGCCTGGACCATAGGCGCGCTGAACAGGATGGGACGGTCAGCCACGGGCCACCTCCTCGACCGCATCCTCCGCCGGCGGCTCGCCGACGAAGACCCAGACAGGCGGATGCGAGGTGCCGACCACCGATAGGTAGATCGGCGCGCCCGCCACCAAGAGCGCGATCTCCTCCATGGTCGGCAGCCAGGCCGAGACCATGCGGTTCACGCCCGGGCTGTGCGGCTCGTCGCGGATCGGCAAGCCGCCGCAGATGCCGTCCTTCGCCTCATCCCAGTCCTTCGGGGCTCCGAGGTTGCGGGTCGCGCCCGCCACACGTCCGATGTGCATGGTCAGGTTCCCCGCTTCCCGCCCCAGTATTCCGTCGGCTTCTCCAGCCGCCGGTCGATCGCGCGCTTCAGGGCGTCGGCGGCGAGATCGTCGCCGTAGTTCGCCCGCCACAGATCCACGGCGGTCACGACCATCACGTGGGCGGCGATGTCGGCCTGCATGCCCTCGTTCAAGGGCTTCTCCAGCAGGTCCATGATCCCGCGGGCGAGCTCGGTGACGTGCCGGCCTGAGACGTTGGCCATGCCTTCCGGCGGGACGTGGCCGGCCGCAGCCCTGCGCTTCTGCTCACCCATGGGTCACCTCGGCGATCTGGCCGGCATCAGGGTCGCCGTAGAGCCGGAGCGCTCTCGCAGCGTCGCGGCGTTCCGACCGTTTCAGGTCGCGCAGCCACTTCCGGTGCTCCTCATCCGTCGCGGCCTTCGCCAGATCGAAGTCGGAGATCTTTGCCTCGCCGGGCGGCCAGCCCAGCCAGGACAGGTAGCCAGTCGCCGGGTCGGCCCATGCACAGACCCAAGTCTCGCCGGACGGCTTGTGCAGGATGCTGTCGCCGGTGCGGAAAGGCGGACGCTCACCCATGACGCACCTCCGGGAAGCCGTTGTGCTCGACGCCATCCAAGAGGCGGCCGGCGACCTTCTTGCCGACGAGCCAGACCGATTGATCGTCACCGAGCGATGAGTCGCCGAAGTCGTACGAGCGGCTACCCGGGATCGCGTCGGGGAAGAGCGACCCAGGCCCCCATGCACCCCACTGCTTGAATAGGTACGCTGTTCCTGCGGCTGCGCAGGCGTCGCGAATTTGGCGCGCCCAGTCCGGGTGCATGGGTCGAGCACCGGGGCCGCTCTCGCCGCCGACGATGATCCAAGAGAGTGGCGGGAGCGTCGTGCGGCACGGATCGCCGAACATCCCCTGCAGCTCGCCGGTCAGGCTGTTCAGGACCTCTGCGCCGCGGAAGCGCATGGTCGAGATGCTCGTGAAGTCGATCGGCCCCAGCAGCGGCTCGGCCGACACGAACCGCACCGCGGCCGGCGTCGCCAGCAGGTCCGGCACGCGCTCGTCGGCCCGGCGCTGATCCTCGGCTGAGACGCCGAGCCAGACGTTCTTCAGCGGCCAGAGCGGCCACGAACTGCGCTCGTTTCCCAGCTTCAGGTTCTCGGCCGCTGCGAAGCAATTCCAGCCCGCGCCGCCCCGCGGGTCGCGGCTGTTCCTGCCCGGACCGATCTCCCGGGACATCGCCTCCAGCACGGCAATGATCCGCGCCACCAGGTCGGGCGCCGACAGGTACGCCCGCATTCGGCCGGAGCGCTTCGTCAGCACCTGAAAGGTGTGCTGGGACGAAGCCGCCATGACAGCGAAGATCCGATCCAGCACCTCATCCGGTACGCCCGGGTGAAACAGGTCGCCATGGGCGGCCACGAAGATGTTGCGCCCGCGGGCCCACAGCAGCGGCTGGAGAAGCCACTGCTCATTGAACCGGACCTCGCCCGTCCAGACCGGGCCGGCCTTCGTCTCTCGCGTGAGGCCCACGCGGGACGGGTGATTCCGCAGGCGGGTCCCGGCGAGCTTCATCGCATAGCAGTTCGTGCAACCCGGGGTGTCGATGGTGCACCCGGTCACGATCTGCCAAGTCGCGGCGGTCCATTCGATGGATAAGGTCTCAGCCACGGGCGGCCTCCTTCGTCAGCACACCGTGCACGGCGGCGCTGGCCTGGCTGAGCGGCTCGAACAGAGCCTCGGCCATGGCGTCGCCCTCTTCGCTGTCCTCGACCTCGTCGAGCAGATCCTCGATCAGGGCGCTGAGCCGCTTGAGTTTGTTCAGGTCGAGGCTCATCGGGCGCCTCCCGTCGCGAGGGCGGCGATCTTGGCGACGTCGGCCGAGCGCAAGTTCTTGATGAGCCGGACGCCAAGCTCCAGGGCTTCCGAGCAGGCGCAGCCCCTGTCTTCCTCGCCGTCGCAGGGCACCTCGCCCGTCTGGGGATCCTGGATTCCCCGGCGGTCACACTCCGAGCCGACGTTCAGGATCGTCGCGTCGATGCCCCTGATCGCAGCGTCAATCCCGGCCTTGATGCCGACCGTCAGCGCGTCACCCTGAGCGGCGGTCAGCGCGGCCTCGGCGTCCTCAAGGACCTCGTCCTTCAGCTTCTGCGGCAGGATCTCGAGGACGTTGACGATCTCGGGTGCGCCCCGTCGGCCGCCCCGGGCATTGGCGATCGCCGCAGCGGCCGCCTCGATCATCTCGCGCGTGATGGTGCTGGACTCGGCCATGGGGCTACTCCGCGATGAGGGGACGGCTGGCACGCTCAGCGTCGCGACGGCGGCGGGCGGCGCTGTGCAGGTACTTGTCGGCCCGGTCGTCCCGGCCCGCGGCGATGCTCTGGCGCAGCAGGCGCTCACGCATCTCGTCCTCGCGCTGGCGGCGCTGCCGGCGTTCCCACGCGCGATCCTGGTGCGCCCGCTTCTCGCGCCGGCTGCGCTCCTGCTCGCGATGCCGCTCTCGCTCGGAGTCTACCGGTGGCGCAGATCGGAGTACGTCGGCGCCGCCGACGAGCGCTCCGGCAAGAGCCAAGCCCAGCAGCGGGCTCATGCGGCCGATCCCTCTAACCATGACGGCTCACTCCTGATTGAACGGGTAGGCGGGATCCCGCCGGGGATCGTGCTCCGGCAGGACGGCGCGCAGGGCTTCGCGGATCGCGATCTGTAAGTCGGCGCAGGCGGACCTGTTGGCGTTGGTGCGCCGGACGCCGGCGGCCTTCGTGCCGGCGATCATCAGGTCGAGGCTGATCTGGTCGAGGTTGGGGAGGCGTTTGGTCATGCCACGAGCTCCAGCTGCTCGGGCCGGAGCATCCACGCACCAGGCGTCTGCATGGCGTCCCACCGATCGGCCATGCCGCGCGGCGTGTTCTGCGGGCGCCAGTGGTTCTGCGCGATGTCGGTGCTGTCGACCGATGCGAACGGCCAGACCTCGCCGCTGCACTGCATGCCGCGGAGCATGTGGACCCACGGCAGGTGCCGGTGCTCGCGGGCGAGCGCGTTCCAGCACTCGTCCATCCGGCGGCGCCAGAGGTCGGACATGACCTTCCGGTATTCGGCGGTCGAGCCTATGCAGACCCGCGGCCATTCCGAGCACAGTCGCAGCAGCCGGTGCAGCGGCTCGTCCATGTGCCAGACCGGCGCGCCGCGGTGGCCGAACGGCCATTCCCGAACGAGCGCATCCTGCAGCTGCGAGCCGCCATCGATCACGTCCGGGATCACCGCCCAGGTGGTCGGGAATCCGAGCCAGCGATCGCACCAAGCGTAGAAGTTTGGCCAGTTGGTCTCGGCGCCGCGCTTCCACTTCGAGAAGGCGCCGTTGTCGAGCATCACGCTCTGGCCGATCTCGTGGACCCGCGCGACCTGCTCCGGCCGCGCGTGGCTGACGCAGAAGTGCCGGCCGGCGAGCTGGTAGAGCGCCGAGACGGGCGTGATCGGGGTGCCGTGGTAGTGGATCATGCCAGCACCTGGATGGTGCTGATGCTGCTTGCAGGCTCGAACGCTAATGTGCTCGCGATCTGGCGGGCTGCCTGCACGTCAAAGACGTGCGATACCCGTCGGGCTCCTGAATGACAGTCGCGGAAATAGCTTGAATGGCCACCATTGTTGCGGGTTGCCCGAGATGCAGCGTGGAGCGCATGACGTTCGATATCGCGGCTTTCCACCTCATCTTCGTAGAACACCGGTGGCAACATCACTACGAAGCTTATTCCATTTGCAGAAAATGCAACAGCGGAACTATTTTTGCCATAAAAAATAAGGCTGACAGGAGAACGGAAGACGTTAATGAGAATATAAGTAGAATTTCTTATGACATAACCGAACTTTTCGATATGAAAGGCTATGTAAGTTTGAAGAATGTGGGCTGCGTGAAGCCGCCTGAGTTTTTGCCTCCTCCTATACGAAGCGCCTTCGACGAAGGGGCAAAGTGTATCTCCGCAGGATGCTGGAACGCGGCGGCCACCATGTTTCGCATGGCACTGGATCTGGCTACCCGTCCTTTGCTGCCTCCAGAAGGGACGACAGGTATCAATCGTCGGACCCGACGGGATCTTGGCATGCGACTTCCTTGGTTGTTCGACCACGGAAAGTTGCCTGAGGCCCTGCGAGAGTTGTCCGCCGCTATCCATCAAGATGGCAACGACGGAGCCCATCAAGGCACGCTGACGAAAGCAGATGCTCTCGATCTGCTCGACTTCACAGAGGCTCTGCTCACGCGCCTCTTCACTGAACCCGAGCGATTGCGGCTCGCAGCTGAAAGACGTGCAACTCGGCGAGCAGCTGAGTAGTCGCGTCCCGCGCCGTCTCATGCCGCCACCCCTTCGCCGCTCGCCGCGAGGGGCTGCGGGTCTCGCGCCCGAAGCCTGACGCACAGGCTCCAGCCGCGGCGCAGCGGGACGAGCTCACCGCGGCACAGCAGCGCCTCGACAGTCCGGATCGGCAGGCGGCGGCCACCGCATTCCGCGCGATAGGCAGTAGGCTCGTCGCTGAGCTGAGGCCGCACCATCCGCCACCGGCCATGAGAGTCGGGGCGGCGCTGGGTCTTACGCACAGCGATCCGGCACACGCCCGCCTGGCGTATCATTGCCAGCACCGCGATCTGACGTGGGGTGAGCGGCTTCATATCCGCGCCTCCACCACCGGCAGCCCGGCCGCGCGCGCCTTGCGCACCATGTCGGCCGTGCCCGCGCCGCCTGGGAACGCGATCACCGCGTCGGGCCGGCCCTCGGCCAGCATCCGTGTGTTCCGCAGTGGGCCCACTTGCCGGCCGTACTGCTCCCAGTCCGCCCGGAAGCTCGACACCGGAATCCCGCTGGACAGGGCCCATTGCTCTGCGCCCGCATCTGCGCCGGTGGCCCCGCCCTGCATCACGTGCGTAATCAGTACATGCTGGGCGCGGCCGAGCGCATCTGCGCATTCCTCGGTCGCGTGCGACTCCAGCCAGTGCCAGACGAGCGACGGGTTGAGTTCGCGGCCTCCGCAGACGAGCACGCGCATCACGCGACCACCTCGCCCGCCGGTATGCCCACGCTGGCCGGCGTGTCGCCCGGGAAGCCGTCGTCGCTGTCGTCGGCCGGGCCGGAGTCCCGTGCATCGGCCGCGGCGGCGATCTCATCCAGCTCGTCGGCGATCTCCTCCAGGACCTTCTGCGCGCGCTCGGGCAGCTCACCGCGCCATTCAGCCAGGGCGAACGAGCCGTCCTCGGCCCGGGTGCGGGCATCGGCGAACAGGGCCTCCTTGCCGCGGCGCGGCCCATCGGAGCGCTTGTCGGCAGCGGGAACAGCCCCACCGCGCGCCCAGGCGGCAAGCTTGCGGCCCGCGTCCTCGTCGATCGCGATGCGCTCCGGGAAGAAGCCGCGATGCTGCTCTTGCACCTTGTGCGGCAGGTCGAACCGCGGGATCCCGGGGGAGTCCGGCGAGAGCGTGAAGCTCGCCGTCATCTCGTACATGAACCGCTTCTCGCAGATCGGCATCCAACCGAGCGGACGGACCTGCGTGCGGCCGCCTTCCCGGACGATCTCGATCTTCTCGTCGGCGCGCAGGCAGAAGATCAGCGTGGCGCGGCATTGAAGCAGCGCGTTCATCATCCGCTTGTGCGCGAGCTTGGGCTCCTTCCAGTTGCCCGGAGCCTTGGTGCCAGATTCCGCCAGCGCGTCGGCCCAATCGATGATGCCGCCCTCGCCGTCGTATTCGTGGCTGAAGCTGTCGAGGATCACGACCTCGGCGCCGGTAGCCTCGGCCGCAGCGATCGCCTCGACGAAGCGCCCCGGCTTGAAGGGTGGCCGCATGTCAGCGTGCAGGAAGCGGTGCTGCTCGGCGTAGTGCAGACCGCGCCGAGCCTCGGTGTCGATGAAGGCGATCTTGCCCGAAGGCGAGATGCCCTCGGCCAGGCGCAGGGCAGACTTCGTCTTGCCGGATCCGGAGGCGCCGGCGAGCGCGATGAGGAGCGAGACCTGCTCGCGAACGGCGGGGGCGAAGCTGAAGCTCACGCTGCGCTCTCCATATCGAGGGGGCGGAACGGGCTCTGCGCGATGTCGTACGAGACGCCGGAGAGCTGCGGGTCGAGCTCCTCGCGCTCGGACCAGCGGCGGGCGGCCCATTCGGGGTAGTCGAACCGGACGATCTGGGCGGGGTAGCCCGGCCACTCGCCGGTGGCTCGGCAGCGATTCCAGACATGGATCGCGGCGGCCATTTTCCGGGCGCCGATCTCCATGCCGGCGCCGTCGGCCTCGGCGACGCTGAGCGCGTGCGGGAACTCGTTCTCGACGAAGATCCAGCGGAAGCGGATGCGGCCGGCGAGATGCGGCAGCAGGATCGCGAGGACGTGCACGTAGAGGGCGGCCTGGACCTCCATCTGCATGCTCTCGACGCGACGGCCGAGCAGTTGCGGAGCGGCGGACTGATCGCCGGTCTTCACGTCCCAGATGATGGCGTGGGTCGGGTGGATCTCGACCCGGTCCATCATGATCCGGAGCCAGGCGCCGGACCGGTCCTGGGCGACCGCGACCACCTCGGCCGGCGCTTTGTTGAAGCCCTCACAGCCCGGGATGAGCGCGAGCTTCTCAGCGACCTGGTCAGCGAGCGCGTCGGCCTTCTCACCATCGGGCCGCAGGATGGGGCAGTGGCCATCCGCGTAGGCCTGCGTGCGCTGCGCTTTCGCTGCGGCTGAGCGATAGTCGTCGGCGTCGATCAGCACGACGTCCGCCCCCTGCCCGAGGATCAGCTTATGGGCGACGGTGCCGATCTCCTTTGGCCGGCTCGGGTCGCGCTCCGCCTCGATCTGGCAGCCCAGTCGCGGGTGCGCGATCCAGGCGTGCTGCGGGCTCGACTCCAAGAGCGTGCGGGCGATCGACGAGGACAGCGACGGCTCGGGTGCGCAGTCGGCGTGGTAGACATCAGCCGGCATCTGATAGAGGCCCGGGCCGCCGACGTAGCCGGCGAGGTGTGGCTTGATCTTCATGGCCATCACTCCGCCGCTTCCGTCTTCAGGCCGCGCCCCATCTGCCGAGCACAGCGATCGGATTCCGCTTGGGCCGCGACCTGGTGCTCGGGATCGAAGGGCGCGGCGATCGCCTCGGCGCAGAGGCGCTGCAGGTGGTAGCGAACCGCCTGCATGGCGGCGCCGCTGTTCAGCGCATCGCCGAACCGGACGTCCGGGCCGAACGCGCGAACGATCTCGACGGCGAGCTGGCGGTCCGAGCCGCTCGCCGTCAGGGCCCGATGCCCCTTTGTGTAGAGCGCCTGCGCGGCGCGCTCGGGCGTCATCTGCTCTGGGCGGGGCAGATGGTCCGCCGGCATGACGGCGCGGGTCATGACGACCTCCGGGGATGAGAAGGGCGGGAAGATCACAGGCGTCCCTCCGGGCTGCGGATGAGGAGGAGGAGCAGGACGGCGAGGCCAAGCAGCAGCAGCGCGGTCGGCGCGACGTCCGTGATGGTGACCGCCGGAGCCGGCTCGCAGATCACGCCGGCGGTGCAGAGCGTGATGCTCGCCGTCATGGCCGCACCAGCTCGAGCAGCGCGCGGCGCTCGTCCTCGCGCAGGTGGCGGAAGGCGGCGAGCAAGTCCGCCTCGTCATCGTCCTGGGCGGCCAGCGACGGCCGCTCGAAGGCCTGCGGCTCCAGTCCGAGCAGCTCGGCGATCACCGGGATCCGGGCGCGCGGCATGCGGCTGCGGCCGCTCTCGACGTGATGGATCATCACCGACGAGGTGCCGATGTGATCGCCGACCGCGCCCATGGAGAGCCCGCGAGCAACCCGGGCGGCGCGGACCATGGCGCCGACGGCGCGGCGGTGCTCGGCTGGCAGCGCGGGCTCGCGCCGGGTGGTGGCGGTCGCGCTCATTGGAAGCCCCCCACGGCTTCCCGCACCTGAACCCGGACGACTGCTGCCCGTTTCTCGACCATCTCCGGCAAGCCGGCGGCGATGACGCGCGCTAACCGAGCGCTGGCGTCTGGCGAACCACCCAGGGACACCGCGATGACGGCCGCGAGCGCGGACGCAACGCCTAGCGTCAGCTCGGTGCTGGCCTCGGTGTCACCGCAAGCCTGGGCCGCCTCGCTGATGCAGAGGCGTTCGATGCGATCGGCCGCGGCGCTCACAGCGTGCCCCCGTCGACCGCGGCCATGCTGCGTGCGGCCCGCACCTCGTCGAGATCCACGACGCCGGCCGGCAGCGGCTCGGCATCCATGTTGATCGCGTGCGCCCCGCTGTGGAGCATGAGCGCCTCGACCACGGTGAGCGCGCCCGCCGTGTCCTTGCGGCTCAGGGCCATGCGGATGACCGCCAGCTCCTGGACGGCCACGGCATGCGCCAGCGCGAGGCGCTGGATCTCCAGGCGATGGATGCGATCGGACCGCACCGCGCGCTCGGCGAAGGTGTGCAGCTGATCGAGCTCGTGCTGGGTCACGATGATGGCGGGCTGCGAAATCACCTATGTGCTCCGTTGGCGAAAGGGCTGAGGTCGCGGGCGATGGCCCGGCATTCGGCAGCGTCCGCCGTCGTGCGGTGGACGTGGATCTCGGTGCAGCCGGAGTGGCGCATGCGGAGCAGCCAGGATTCGGCGCTGGCACGATCGAGCCCGGACGCGACGCCGCGCCGGTGGGCGTTACCGCCCTCGTCCCGGGCGATGCCGATCACGACGATGCGCGTGGCCTCGTCGGGTTCGAGCTCGTGCGGCTTGTGAATGCGGGCGACGTAGCGCCGGCCCGAAGCGCCGCGCCACGCCGTCATCGGGATCGCGCGTGTGCTCCTCCGTCCGGCCTCGGACAGCATCAGTTCCTCGCGGGGCAGGAGGTCGATGACGGCCATCACGCGGCCTCCGTCTTGGCGCCGCAGGGCTCGGTAAAATCGACATCCTCGCCGCCGAGCACCTCGGCGCCGCAGGTGAAGCGCCATGCGCCCCAGCCGGTGTTGAAGCCCGGCGCTCGACAGGACGGGCATTCGACCTGCCGCAGATCGAGGTAGTCGCCGAAGCCGGCGCCCTGCTGCGAGGCCACGCACACGGCCAGCAGCGCGAGGCGTCGATCGCCCGCGAGATTGATGCAGCTGTCGCCATCGACAGCGAAGCGGAAGGTGCGCTGGGCGGCCATCAGTGCGCCTCCTCGAGCGAGAGGCAGCGACCGAAGCGAGCGAAATACTCGCCGGCAGCCAGGTGTGCGGCCACAGCCTGCTCGGCCGTCATCGGCTGGGCGGTGTCGGCACGCGGGAAGAGGTCAGGCCGCAGGTCATTGCGGGACACCCCAGTGACGGCGGCGACCGTGTCCACATGACCGGTCGGGCAGAAAACCCAGCCGGTCACGGTCGAGACGTGCAGGCCGAGCTGTTGCGCCAGACGAGCGGCGCCACCGGCTACGTTGACGGCCCGGCGCATGGCGGCCGAGGCGCGCATGGCCTGGGCGGTGGTGGCGAAGCGCGGGCGGGCGGCCATCACGCCACCTGCCGGATGATGGCGCCGAGCCGGCAGCCGGCGTCGTGGCCCATGCGCTGCGGGTTGCCACAATGCGGGCAGCCCGGCTCGCTTGTGCCGGCCTCGCAGCGGATCTGCGCCGACCATTCCAGGGCGACGACCTCAGCGCGGCCGCGTGCGACCTCGTGGCTGAGCACGGCCTGGAAGAACTTGCGCTCGACGGCGCGGGCGGTTGAGCCGGCCATCAGTGAGCGGCCCGGTAGGCAGCCACGTGATCGACGATGACGCCCGGCACGAACGGGCTGAGGCCGATCGTCAGCATGGCGAGACCGACGTAGGTCATCACCTCGGGGAGCGGGGCGGTTGAGAGGTAGAGGTCGAGGGCGGTGAGCATCGGGGGCTCCATCGGCTCGGTGAGCGGCGATGGAGCCGATACTACGCATCGTGCGTAACGGCTGTCAACGCATATTGCGTAGCGGTTGGGAATTGACGCTTTGGCGCTCTACCGGATGCGTTGTCCACAACCGCGCACAGCCCAACCCACGGTGGCGTCATGCGATTTCAGATTGTGCGCGAAACCCGTAGATTTGTTCTTGTTGCGTTCTAATTTCAGGCTCAAGTTCTGATCGTCAGAACGCGAACAAGGTCAAGCGATGGCCCATACGCAGTATCACGCAGTACAACCATTTGTTCGCGGCGGTCGTGGAGGAATAGCTGCGGCCGCTGTCAGGCAGTGCCCTAGCGCTGAAGCTGCAAAGCGGCTGGCCGAACGTCTCGTCGGTTATAAGAAGGCCGTCGGCGCGCTAGCCTATTCACGTCCTGGGTCCAGCAGCGCAGATGAATACGCAGAGCCCACGTTCTTGGCACGCATCGGCGAGGTGCCGGAAACTGACGAATATTAGCGCGGCTTGATCCAGGCGACCTTGGCGGACCACTCAATCCCATCCACCTCAATCGGCGGTAAACCGCCGGTTGAGACGAGAAAATAGGGGCCGTTGTCCCGCCCACGGAAGACCTTCTTCACGTAGACCTCGTCCTCCGAGATCCACACAACGCATAGCTGTCCAATCCACTCATCGGGCAAGCCGCGAACACGATCGTCATAGTAGATTAGCCAGTCATCCTCGGCGAGGCCGGGCATGGAGTCGCCTCGGACGCGAGCAGCCACCGTATTCGGCGATGATCCTGGTGGCCTTGCTGCGCGGTCATAGCCACCCTGTGGCTCACCGTTGAAGACTATGCGAGCGCCCGCGCCGACATCGCCAACGATCGGCACCGTGTCATCCTTTGGCGCCTCCAATCGCGGGCCGCCCTCAAGGATCCACTCCCAACGCTCCTTGTAAGCCGCGCCATAGCGCTTGGCGGTGTCGCGGCTCGGGTTCCTGTCGCCGTTCTCATGGCCGAGATAGGTCGGCACCTTCCAGCCAAACGCACGTGCTGCGTCGGTTGCCGTTTCGAAGCCGGCCTTCTTGCGGAGATACTGGAGGCGCTCAGCGATCGTATCCATGACCCGCGCTTCGCACAAAGCGTTACGCAATGTGCGTTGACAACCGCTACGCATCAGGCGTAGCGTTCTCGTCGCCAGGGAATCCGTCGCCGAAATCATCGCTGCACTCGGGGAGCCCACTGCCTTTGGCGTGATCTGCGGGTTCTCAAAGAACCCTGGCGCGCGCGGCAGCGACATGCGCCAGCGCAGTTCAATTCCGGTCATCTACTGGCCTCTGATCGTCGACGCGGCCCGCGCGAGGGGATTGGCGATCGACAACGACGTCCTTGTGCACGTGCATCTGCCGAATGATCGGCGGACGCAGCTGACGTCCGTCGAAGAAGCGGCTGCCTGATGTCGGCCGCCGGAGCGCTACTAACCGCCCCGTTCATCGTATCCGCCGCCGTTCTAGGCGCCGCGCTCCTCTGGTGCCGCGGCCTGTTCCCGTTGGTCGTCACGACGCTCGGCGCCGGCCTCGTCTGGGCGCTCGTCGTATGAGCGTCTCATCCCCTTCGCGCTTCGGCGCGTCCGACCTCGACCAGGGCCTCCGCAGGACTGCCCTGTGCGGACCCCGTACGCCGGGCACGGGCCGAGAAAGCCCCGGCATCTCTTCATCGCGTGCCATCGCCGTCGCCAGCGTCGAGGCCGCGGCCTCGGTGGCGGTCTCCAGCGTGGAGCCCACCGTGATCGATGCTCACTCTCTCCTGACGCTCGGCCTAGCGTGCCGCCGGGCCGCGATGGCGTTCGCTGTGCAGTCCGCCGCTCTGGGCCGGGCAGCGCGCTCTGCCGGTCGTATCGAGCCGCAGGAGGCCATCGAGGCCGCGCAGCACGCCTTCGATATGGAGCGCGCGGCCCAGCACCTTCAGGCCGAGGCGCAGGACGCCGAGCTGCTGTCCTGGCTTGCCCATCGTGCGGCCGGTGGCTCGGTGATCCTGGTCGCTGCGCGGCCAGTCATCGTTGCGCGGGATGAGCGTGCCCCGGAAGCGGTGACGCTCGTTCAGCGCCTGGGCCGTGCGGTCCAGCGCCTGCCCGTATTCCGGCGGGCTGCCTGATATGACGATCTGCGCGCCCATGATCTCACCGGTCGGGCCTCGTGCCCGCGCGCAGGATACCGCCCGGATCGTTGCGCCGTCATGGCGTCTACGGGCTCGGTCAACCATTCGTTTTTCCCCTCGCTCTGTTGCGTTCCTCGCCGGAGCTGAGGCGCCCCGCGGCCTTCGATTGAGACTCGGACCCGCCGCGGGGTCCGCCCTTTCCGCACCTCTGCCGTCGTGCCTGCCAGCTGCTGGCCGGGGTGCTTTTCGTGTGTCTGCACAGGTTCTCCACACCCTGGGAGATCGCTGATGTCGGCCGCCTCCTGCATCTCCGGCCCGTCCTCATCCCCGATGTTCACAGCATCGGGGAATGACATGCGGAAGTCTGGGTCCAGCGATACCCAAGGATGGGTAATCGAGCCCCAAAGATGGGTGGCGCAGTGGCGCCAGATCCATCCGGTGAAGGCGGCTCAGTGCGTCGCCGAGGCGATCAACGCGCCCGCGCGCACGGTCGAAAAGTGGTTCAGCGGAGAGGCCAAGCCCTCGCTGGATTACGTCGGCCCGATCCTGAACCGCTACGGCCTGGCCTTCGTCGTCGGCGCCATGGCGAACCCGGTGCCCTGGCTCGACGACCTCGCCCGCGAAGAGCGGAAGCTGAAGCTCCTGGCTGAGCGGCGGGCCATCGACGAGATGCTGGCCGAGGACTTCCGGAGGGCGTCGCGATGAGGCCGATCCGCTTTCATGTCCTGCGCCTGCTCGAGTGGGTCGCCCAGCTGGACGAGGCCCGGGCCAACGCCCGCATCCGCTCGATCGTCGCTTTCCGGAACCGGCGTGCCGCCGACGCCAAGCGCTACGGCGCCGCCGCGGACGCGATCTGCCCGCCGGCCGAATGGAATCCGCGGCTCTGGGAGCGCGACCAGGATCCCCGCACCGACACCCGGGAGCGCCGGCCATGACGCTCCTCGATCTCCGCTTCCCCGGCTGAAAGGCCCGCCCACGCGGGGCGCTCCCGCGCGACTGGAGCACACAATGTCCGAACAGCAGCCCGAAACCGGTATCGCCGTCGACTTCACGGTGCAGGTCGTCGCCAGCTACGTCCGCGGCAACCACGTCGCAGCGTCCGAGCTGCCAGCGCTGATCGCGTCCGTGCACGCGGCGATCACCGGCCTCGGCCAGACCGCGATACCGGCTGAGGTCGATGCGACCCGGCCCAGCCAGTCCGAGATCCGCAAGTCGATCCGGCCCGATGGCCTGGTCAGCTTCATCGACGGCCGGTCCTACAAGACTCTGAAGCGCCACCTCACTCGGCACGGGCTTGACCCGCACACCTACCGCCAGCGCTTCGGCCTGCCCGCCGACTACCCGATGGTCTGCGCCAGCTACAGCGCCCAGCGCTCCGTGCTCGCCAAGAACCTCGGGCTCGGTGTCGTCGGCGGCCAGGCCGCCCGGAAGCCGCTCGCCGCGGTCGCCTGATTCAATCCTGACCTGATCCCGGCCCGCTCCTGGGCCGGGCGCCAATCCGGGGCGCGACCGGGCAGATGGAGAGCGTGATGGCAGCAGCACAACACGGGAATGGTTTCGACCCGAAGCGCACCAAGGAATGCGTCGATCGCATCGAGGCGCTCGCTGCGAAGAAGCAGTCCCTGCACATGACGTACATGTCCGAATGTGCGGTCATCAACGAAGACATCGGCGATGTGTACGAAGAGGCCAAGAATGCTTGGCACATCCCGAAGAAGGCGCTCAGGACCGTCATCAAGGCGCGCTCGACTGAGCGGAAACTCGAGGAGCTGCGCAACGATCTCGACCTCGTCGATCGTGAGAGCTTCGATCAGATCCGGCATGCGCTCGGCGATCTGGCCGATACCCCGCTCCGTGCCGCCGCGATCTCGGACTCTGATGCCGACAAGGGCGGCAAGGGCACCCGCCAGACGCGGAAGGAACGCGACGCAGCGCTCGATGCCGTCTCGACCGGGAACGGCGCTGAGAAGCTGGCTACTGGCCTCAGCAAGCTGAACTGATCGGACGCCCGTGGCCTATACCGGCATCATCATGTCCCTCGACCTCGCCGGCAACGCCGGCGTTGGCGAGGGCCGGCCCGGCGAGGTTCCTCGCCTCTACGACGTCGAGTTGCGCCGCGAGGGCGACGACTGGGAAGACACGTGGAGCCGGGCGATCAGCTGGGTCGCGGACCGGCTCTATATGGAGCGCTCTGCGGTCGAGGCCGGTGATTTCCGCATCATCGTCGAAGCGCCGATCTTCGCCGGAAAGACCAACGCCAAGAACGCGAAGTCCGAGCTCGTCACCAAATGCCTCTGGGCCTGCATCACCGGCTTCGCGCGGGCGCGTGGCGTCATGGTCAGACGTGTCGGCGTCAACACGGTGCGCGCCCAATTCCTCGGTAAAGGCGACCTACCCGGCGATGCCGCGAAGCGTGAAGCGCGCCGCGTGTGCCGCGCGCTCGGCTGGAATCCACCAAGCCTCGACGCAGCCGATGCCGGCGCGCTGTGGTGGTACGCCAGCAATCTCTGGGCGCCCAACGCGACGCCGCCGGTTCACCCCCTCCTGCTGAAGCGGAGGGAGGCATGAGCTCCATTCTTGCCGATGGGAACGTGCGCCTGCATGCGGGCGACTGCATCGAGGTGCTCGCCACGCTGCCGCCCGACCGCTTCGACGCATGCGTGACGGATCCGCCCTACCATTTCGCCTCGATCATCAAACGGTGGTCTGGCGTCGATCCATCGTCACGGACTTCCGCCGGCGCCATGGGCCGGCATTCGCGTGGCTTCATGGGACAGACCTGGGACGGAGGCGATATCGCCTTCCGACCCGAGACCTGGGCCGCCGTCCTGCGCGTGCTGAAGCCAGGCGCTCACTTGGTTGCCTTCGGCGCACCGAAGAACGTCCACCGCCTCACCTGCGCCATTGAGGATGCCGGGTTCGAGGTTCGCGATCAGCTCATGTGGCTCTTCGGAACCGGTTTCCCCAAGAGCCATGACGCTGAGAAGGCGCTCGGCAAGGTCACGGATAGCGACCTGTTCCGCGAGGCCGCCGCTGCCGCATCCGACAAGTGGGCGGGCTGGGGCACGGCGTTGAAGCCGGCCTACGAGCCGATCGTCCTAGCGCGCAAGCCGCTTGCGGGCACTGTCCAAGAATGCCTGCGAGAGCACGGCACGGGAGCGATCAACATCGATGCCTGTCGTGTTGCTACCGATGAGGCACTGGTCGGTGGCGCTGGCCTTCTGCGGTCCCACTACCGCGATGGTAAGGCGGCGCCCGGTGTCGAGAGAAACGGATTCGAGCCGTCCACGGCCGGCCGCTGGCCCGCGAACATCGTGCACGATGGCTCGCACGAGGTAGTCGCGGCATTCCCAAAGCAGGCTGGCGCGCAGGCGCCCGTGCATCGTCGCGGATCGGACAAGTTCCGGACCACGTACGGCTCCTTCGCAGACAACATCGACGAGGCTGGAAGCACGTTCCGTGGCGATTCCGGCTCGGCGGCTCGGTTCTTCTACTGCGCCAAGGCGACCAAGGCGGACCGGGCCGGTTCGAAGCATCCGACCGTAAAGCCGATCGCGCTGATGCGGTGGCTCTGCCGCCTCGTAGCGCCGCCTGGCGGCTTGATCCTCGATCCATTCGCCGGGACGGGAACAACCGCCGCGGCGGCTATCGCCGAAGGCTACCGCGCCGAGCTCATCGAGCGCGAGGAGGCCTATCGGGCCGACATCGTTCGTCGCTTCGGCGGTGATGATGGGCCCGCAACTATCGCGGCCGCGGAGTGACGCCCATGCGCTGGGTTCTCGCCCGATCAGGAGCGGTCCTCTACCGCGGCAGCCGCGAAGACGTGCTGACCGCCGCCGAGCGCTACGGCCTCGTGTGCCACGTCGTGCCAGAGGTGCGGGCCCCGGTGCCCGGGCGCGGCTTCTACGACGACGGCGCCGAGATCCCGCCGCGACTGATGCAGAACGCCGTGATCTTGCCGGAAGAGATGCTGCCGGCCCGGCTCCGGAGGCGCGCAGCATGAGCCGAGATCCCGACAACGTCGTGGCGTTTCGCCCGCCGACAGACCAGGCCGCGCCGCCGCACAACATCGAGGTGGAGCAGGCGCTGCTCGGCCTGGCGATGATGCGGCCCGAGGTGGTGCCGGCGATCGCGCAGATCGTGCGCCCGGAGCACTTCTACTTCGCCGACCACCAGGAGGTGTTTGCCTGTATCGAGTCGCTGGTGGCCGCCGGCTGCCCGCCCACCCCAATCGCGGTGAAGGGCTACCTGCAGCGGCCGCAGATCGGCGACCGCCCGGCGCTGGCCTACCTCGCCGCCTGTGCCGGCGACACGATGGGCCTCGACGCCACGGGCTATGCGGCGATCGTGCGGGACCTCGCCTCGAAGCGCTCACTGCTCGCAGTGGCCGAGAAGCTGACCGAGATGGTCCGCACGTCGCTGCCCGGCACGGCCGCCCAGGCGATCATCGATGAGACCGAGCAGGCGCTGCTCGATGTCCGCGCCATCGTCCCGCAGGCGCACCTTGCAGGCCAGTCCGCGCCCGAGGCCAGCCGCTGGATGCTCGACCGCATCAACCAGCTGAGGACCGGCATGATGGAATCCACCGCGATCTCGACGGGACTGTCCGAGCTCGACCGGGTCACGAACGGCGGCTTTCAGCGCGGTCAGCTCTGGCTGCTCGCGGGCCGGCCCGGCATGGGCAAGACGGTCGCGATGACGACCCTGTCCCGGCTCGCCGCGCGCGAGGCCGGCGTGCTCGTCTACCAGTGCGAGGTGACCCGCGATCAGCAGATCGCCCGGTATCTGTCGGATCTGTCCTACGTCCACAACCGGCCGCTGACCTTCGGCAAGATCATGGCCGGCGTCGAGATCGACGACGAGGAGGCCTGGAGGATCGAGCAGGCCGCAGCGAGCTTCGACAAGCTCCACCTGCGCCTGGAATGCGAGCCTGGCGTCACGGTCGCCCAGATCGCGTTCGGGGTGAAGGCCGAGAAGCGGCGGCTCGCGAAGATCGGCGTGCGCCTCGGCGTCGTGTTCGTCGACTATCTGAAATTCATCAAGGTCTCGGACCGGTATCAGGGCCAGCGCGTGCTGGAGATCGGCGAGATCTCGGGTGCCCTGAAGCAGCTGGCCAAGGCCGAGGATATCTGCGTCGTCCTGCTCGCCCAGCTGAACCGCGGGGTCGAGAAGCAGGAGCGCGAGGATCGCCGGCCGACCCCGGCCGACCTCCGGGATTCCGGCGAGCTGGAGCAGGACGCCGACGCGGTCCTGCTGCTCTTCCGGGAGGCCGTCTACGTCGAGCGCAAGATGAAGGCGTCGCCCACGCCGGAGCTCGCTGACCGCATGATGCAGGTCCAGCACCGGCTCGAACTGATCCTCGGCAAGAACCGATCCGGGCCGCCCGTCACGCTGCCGCTTTGGTGCGACGTTGCCCATTCCGCCATCGCTCAGACATCGAGAGGGGGCTTCTGATGGCCCGAATCCGCACGATCAAACCCGAGTTCTGGACCTCCGAACAGGTGATGGAGTGTTCGACGAACGCTCGACTCCTGTTCATCGGCCTCTGGAATTTTTGCGACGACGCCGGCCGCATGGTCGCCTCGGAGAAGCGTATCAAGGCGAGCGTCTTTCCGTCCGACGACTTCACGGCCGAAAACGTTCGCCGAATGCTCGACGAATTATCGTCGAATGGCCTGATCCTCCTCTATGTCGTTGATGGCAAAGAGTATCTTCAGGTGACCGGCTGGCACCACCAGAAGATCGACCGGCCTCAGAAGTCCAAGATCCCCGATCCGCCCGACCCCAATTCGCCGAACGGTCGTCGAACGATCGACGTAGGAAGGGAAGGGAATGGAATGGAAGGGAAGGGAGATAAAACCCCCGCCGCCGTGGCTCACCCCGCGCGCCCGACGCTGAACCAGGCCGAGTCGGCTGCCGTCGCGACCGCCGAGGCGGCGGGGCCAGGCCGGGCCGAAGGCTGGAACACCCGGGCCAACTTCGACCGGGTCGAGGCCCGGGTGCGCTCAGCCCTCGACGGCGGCCCCCAGGATCTCCGGATCGGCCCGATCGCCAAGCTGGAGGCCGACGGGCTCGACCTGGAGGCCGAGATCGTGCCGGCCCTGCTGGACATCGCTGCCTCGTCCCGGATCCCGATTCGGACCTGGACGGTCTACGCCGACCGGGTCGCCGAGCGGGTAGCGGCGCAGCGGCAGAGCCGTGTCGCCCAGGGTCTGGCCGCAGTGCCGGCAGCCCCAACGCCCGCCGAGGACCTCGTCGACCTCGGTGTCTCGGGACAGTGGCCTGAGCCGACGCTGCGGAAGTGGATCGAGCGGTTGCGCCAAGACGCCGGCAGCTGGTCGGAGGCCGTGTTCGGACCGCCCCCGGGACAGCCCGGATGCCGGATCCCGCCCCGGCTGCTGCTTGAGGCGGCGTGATGGTCCTCCACCGCCGCATCTCCGGCTCCGCCCTGCGCTGGGAGCGCATGCACCGGGATGCCGCGAAGGCGCTGGCCGCCCAGGCGGCGGAGGCCATGGCGACCCGGGCAACGTCGGGGCTGAACCCTCCCCCCGCTGCGAGGGAGGGTGCCGCGGGTGAGCCCGTCCTCGGCGTACCGATATCGGAACAAGATCAGGGACTTGAGCTGCGGGCCAACGCGCATGCCGCGCGACGGGGCCAGGATTCGTCAGGTGTGTGAGGGGTGTAGCGTGAGCCAACGGCTGACCCGGAAGCAGCGGCTGCGGTTGAAGTTGGAGCGGGAACGGGCCCACAAGGCGTTCATGCGCCGCGGCGAGATCCTGCAGGACGAACGGGCCGAGCGCGACGCGGCCGACGCCGCGAAGGCGAACGAGCCTACGGAGAGCCCACGGGAGCGGCACGAACGGGAGCGCCGAGAGCGGGAGGCCGAGCGCATCGCCGAACGTCGCGCCGAGCACGAGCTGCCGGCCGGCAAGCAGTGGGCCATGGTGCAGGCCTGCGTCGGCCACACCGGCGAGCTGTGCGAGAAGCTCCGGAACGCCGGCATCCCGTTCTTCCGGCCCCGAGACGAGATCGAGCAGCGGCTCGCCTCGGGACGGATTCGGCGGATTCGCATGCCGCTGTTCGACCACACCGTCTTCGTCGGCCTGGAGCACCGGGGCCAGCTGGAGCGCTTGGCCGTCGAGCATCCCTGGCTGATGGAGCGGCGGGTCTACGGCACGATGCCGTGCCTGCGCCACGACCGGGCGTTCGCTTGGGACGTCGAGCGCGTCGAGCGACGGCAGACCGGGGTCGACGAGGCTGGCAACCCGGTGATCGATCCGGTGACCGTACCCGACCAGGAGATGCGCGACTTCGCGGAAGTCCTGATCGGCTCGGCTCCATCCATCGACGACCTCGACCGGATCGAGATCGGCGAGGCGGTGCGAGTCGTCGACGGCGCCTTCGCCAGCTTCGACGGCGTGATTGAGGAGGCCGACGTGGCCCGCGATCGCTACAAGGTCGCGGTCAGCATCTTCGGCCGGGCCACGCCCGTCGAGCTCGAGCGCCAGCAGTTCGAGCGGGTGTGACATGTTAATTCATCGCGATGACACGTTTCATATAAAAACGATGATGATATAGCGATAGAGAATAAGATGGCATCATTGGCTCGCAAGACATGCAAACAAGTACAACAAAAGCTAATGCAACAGACCTGACCAAGTGGGATGAAATTAAGTTAATTGCCGACACTTATATGAAGACATGGGCCATATTTGTCGCGTGGTTCAGTTGGTTCTTCGGCATCAATGTTGCGGCAATGGCATATGTCGCTGTATCAGACAAACCGATTAGGCCGGAGCTGATATTTCCATTGTGCGCATTCATGGCGCTGTGTGTCGTGTTTGGTTCAACTGCGGCCGTTCTGATTTCTATGTATAGTCACAATTGCAAAAAGCGCGTCAAAACTATCTCATTGCGATACAAATACGACATAGATACGAATGCTGTTCTGGCGAGTCCTGCACTAAATATAGCAGGATGGGTGATATTAGCTTCTTTGATTTGGACTTTGCTTGCTTGGGTCGTGATAGCACTTTGGCACGCAGAAATTTTGCGGTTCGGCTGAGCGAATTCGGACCGGAGGTCTGGCGCTCATGCCGACCTACTTGACTCGATCGACAAGGTCTGAATCTATGCGTGCTGCACCGTTCGCGGTGTCGGATCGACCGCCCCTTGTACTCCCCGCTTATGCGGGTCGAAGGATGAGCAGCGCGGCCCGGAGGGAGGTTTCGGCCCCCCCCTCTTTGCTACGGTTATGCCTCAGCGATGACGGTCAGAGGTGGCTCTTTAGCCAGCTGCTGCCTCTCTGGGAGAAACCTTTCCAAGCAGCTGGCGCTCCGACTGTTCCAACAAATAACTCGTCGTTATTGTCTAGAAATCTTCCTAGATCGTCTCTGATTTGAACGGCAGTGTAGCTTGATACTACTAGCCATGTCGAATCCAGGTGATGCCAATAAGTCGGGAATAGTTCTTTGATGCGATCTGTTAGAGCCTTATTGCGGGCGGAATAGTTCGCACCTTCCCGATTTAGATCGTAGCCAATGATGTACGTCGCCATTCAGACATGCTCCTGACTTGCATTCAGAGCCTGGGGCGGCAGGCTTGAGCAGTCAACAAGCTTACAACCCCCAAAGGGATAGGGGGGTCGGATTAAGGATCGCGAGCAAGGGAGCAGCAACCGAATGGGAAGCCATTTTCCGAGACGCGATCGGAAAAAAATTCGCTGAGCGGTCGTTGAATGCCCCAGCCCCTGCGCGCCCGCGCTCCGAGGCCGACCAAGATCCTGTCGAAGCGCTACGAGCGCACCTCGGCGACGGATCGGGGTTACGATCACGTCTGGCGGAAGGTCTCAGCGGAGCACCGGCGCCGGCATCCGTTCTGTGTGTGGTGTGACCAGAACGGCCAGCTGACCTTCGCGAAGCTGGCGGATCACAAATACCCAGTCTCGGACGGCGGGCCGATGTTCGACCCGGAGAACCGGTGGAGCCTGTGCCTGACGCATCACGGCGTGAAGCGGGAGATGGAGGAGTTCGCTCGCCGGACCGAGCAGCTCGATCGGCTCCCGATCTGGTGTGATGATCAAGCGGAGCGGCCGCGGCAATTTCGGTAGGCTAGCCCGTTCTGGTCTCCAAATCAGATACTTGGTGCCCATAGCGAGGGACTGCTATCGACCCAACCCAGCCGCCCGGATCGCCATGGCAGCTTCTCCGAAGCGGCCATGCGTCTGCCTTCCGGCAGGCGCTACTCGCACTGGGCCTGAAATGGACCGGGCGAGCACCAGCCTCTCTCACCGACGCCGGATGTCACGACCAGATATAGAAAGCCTGCCGCGAACACCACGCCAGCGAGAACGGCGATCACCAGCGTTCGAAGAGCATCACGGATCATGACAGCCCCCTTCCTCATGCAGCCTTCACGCGGACTGTACGGGCTTCTGCAGTCGGTCGTGGCCGGTCCCCCTGATATTTCCGCTTCAATGCATCCGCCGTCCGGAAGCGGACGGGCAGAAAACGACCCAACCCAGCCGTTTGTGCCGCCGTCGGCACTTCCCCATAGCAGTCATTCGCCTGCCGTCCGGCAACGTCGGCTCGGCGCGCCGAACCGTCATGGGATCGACGCACGTAAGCGAATAGCTTCGTTGTCCCATTAGTCGACCTCGACATAGTGCCCCGGCAGATCCGCATAAGCGCATCTATCTCGACCAATCTACGACGAAAATGGGCATCATCAGATAAATAGATCTAAATTTTTCGAACCGACGCCAAGCGAATGAATTTTATAAGCGTCGGATTATTGGGCAACAAAAATCGACTATCGGAACAGAAAAACGGGATTGTGCGAATTCTAAAAGTCCATCCTGGCCTCGCTCCGATGCATAAATACCTGTCGTCGAATTAGAACGTAAGCGTTCAACTCGCCGAACCCTTTAAGAAAGAGTTTACCGCGCTCTTCTAAATGATAGTTTTCTTTCAAGCGCCAATAAGTTGTCTCCGTGACCTGGATCTGACCTTGTTCAGAACTGTGCTCCATTCTGCTGGCGAGGTTCACCGTATCCCCCCATAGGTCGAACGAGAGCTTTCGGAGTCCAATAACGCCGCTGATAAGCTGCCCCGTAGCTATTCCTACTCTAACTGCTATGGGGTAGCCGCTCCGTTGAGCAAAGCTTTCAACCTCAGAAACTAAATCTAAGGCAAAATTGGCCATTGATTCGGCCGCGCTCCGTGTTTCACCATAAATTCCAGAGACAGCCATGTAGCCGTCGCCGATAGTTTTAACCTTCTCGACGCCGTGAATTTCGGTAAGGCCGTCAGCAATAGAGAATATCTCGTTCAGAACCTCGACCAAGTGGTGGGGCGAGAGCTGCTTTGTTAATGTGGTGAATCCTACCAAATCAGCAAATAATACATGCGCCTCGCCATGGGATTCGGCGATGACTTGATCGCCTTGTTTCAGGAGCGCCGCAATATGGCGAGGTAGCATGTTGTCGATCAATGCCTCCGATCGCGCGCGCTCGCTTTCGATCGCCTTGTCTTGAAGGAAGCTCGTGCGCTGCAGACTTTCGTAGCGAAACGTAACTATAGATCCTGCCGCGATGGCCGAAATGATAAAGAAGTTGTTCGCTGCCGCTAAATCTGCCCGCAGGTCGGATGCCAACACGGCCGCATTGTAGGCTAGCATCAGGCTGAGTCCGCCAAATAGAGAGGGCACAAATAGCAATCTGAAGAAGCCGAAATTGAACATCAAACATAATACAATGCCGCTCATGCCCACAGTAAGACCGTTTTGCATGTTCGAAATTATGAAGACAACGCTAGCTCCAGCAAGAAATACGTCTAAGGCAAGGACTGCTTGGGGCAGCCGATCGCCGCCGAAAAACGTCATAGATAGCAATAATAAGGCGGTCACTGAAAAGCGGACCGCCAAAGAAAGCGCTACGATCTCCGGGGCTGTTATGTAGTCCCAAATCGCGAATGATAAATAGATTGACGAACCTAGCGCCAAGGCCGACTTCGACGCATTAGAATAAGCTTTGGCATAGTGAGACTGAAATTCTTCCTCTAGATCGGCGGGAAATGACGGGAACATTGCACGCTCCATCATTTAATGACATCCTATCATTGGGATTCCGCTCCAGATATTTATCGGAACGATTTGAGGTGCTGCACCGTCTATTATATAAAGGGCAGTGCTCCGGTGTTGTTTCTACACGGATTCCTGGACCTGCCGTGCATATATCGGCATGCCATGGGTCCTGTATAGCGAGAGTAGTTTGCCTGCTATCGTGCTTTCGTGCTCTCCATCTTGGGGCCCTGTGCAGTCGGTCAGCATAATAATCCGGCCTGATTGCGGCACCGCATTCCAGTCGGCCGGGCGGGGCTTAGTCGCTTCACCTGACCAAGGGCAAGCCCGCATGGGCCTAGCCACCCTCGCGGATCACCCTTCGGGAGATCGTTACCTTCAAAGTGCTAGGGGCAGTCTGCTTCTTCGTTTCAGATGAATGCAGCAGCCGGACCGCTACCAGCTATGCTCTGTCGTTCAGGGCCGCTCAGACGTCCAGCAAGCGGACCTTTCGAAGGTCTGAGAAGGGTCGCGAGCAGTCACGGAGATGACGTCCGCTTCCGTGCATCGCCGCCCGGAAGGGGACTGGCAGAAAACCACCCGTTGCAGAAGGTTGGAAGGTCCGCTTCCAGGCAGTACGGTAAGCGGCGGATGCGGCTACCGGCTAGATATCAAGCCCCCCGGGCCAGCGCCGCATCCTCCGCCTCCATTGCCGCGACTAGGGCAGCGAGCTTCACTGGATCGAGCCGACCCTCGGTGCGCACGGCGCTGCACAGGTCGATGCCGTAGGGCCGCACCCGCCGGATCGCCTCGCCCACGTTAGCCGGGCCGATGCCGCCGGCCAGGAAAACCGGCGTGCCCGGCACCGCCAGCACCAGCTCGCGGCTGACCTCCCAATCATGCACTCGGCCAGTGCCGCCCAGCTCGCGCACCGCGGCCGAGGGGCGCCCAGAGTCTAGCAGGAGGGCGTGGACATGGGGTGCTACCCGCCGCGCCTCCGCCACGGCGTCAGTGCCCTCCACATGCAGCACCTGCACGACGCGCACGTGCGGCAGCTCCGCCCTGAGCACGGCGTAGGTCTCTACCGGCACCGCGTCCACGAGCTGTACGGTGTCTACCTGGCACGCAGTCACATGGGCCACCACGGACCTGGGCTCGGTGCGACTGGTGAGTAGGAAGCGCGAGACGGGCGGCGGGACGGAGGCGGCGATCTCCGCGATGAGCGCATCGGCGATGACGCCCGGCCCGCTGGGCATCTGGGCGACTAGGCCCAGAGCGGAGGCACCCGCCATCGCGGCCGTCCTTGCTTCCTCGACTGACGCAATGCAGCAAACCTTCAGCCGTGTCTTCATGACTCTGCCTCCGCTGATGGCCGGCAAGTGGCGGGTGATCCGCTCCGCGTCCCAGCCCCTGTCCGCACCCAATTGGACACCCTGCACGGGGCGCGGACCAAGCTGTGCCAGCGTAATGGCCGCTGGGATACGGGGGCGCCGGAGCGCCCTTACGGACGTGTAGTGAACTTCCAGATCATGGTCGATCAGCTTGGGCCGATCCTGACGGCGCTCGCCGCACAGAACGTCCGCTTGCAGGCGACGGGTCAGGTTCCGCAGTCCACCCATAGGGGACCCCAGGAGGGGCTACCAATCTTCAGCTTTCGACCACTAGTTCTGTGACGGGGTCGAAAAGAGTGAGCGGACCAGGGCCATGCCGAAGCCATCGCTCGCACAGGTAGGCCAGGGCGATCCGGCTGTCCTCGCCCATCCCGGCTACCGCGCCTTCCCGCCGTGCGCGATGCCGCTCCAGACCGATGCAGCCCGGGCGGAATACGACAGCACCGGGCGGCTGATCTGGAATGTGGGCCGCCTGTCGAAGGACATGCACATCGCGCTCTCGCTCTACGCGAGCTGCTTCGATCAAATCCAGCGCATCTCCGCCGAGGGGCTGACCCCGCGGGCATCCTGGTACACGAACCTCCAGAAGGCGCAGGCCCGGCTGAAGCTCGATGACATCGACAAGCCGATCAGCGCGCCGAAGGAAGCGCCCATCAACCGGTTCGCGCGCTTCGGTTTCCCGAGCCGTCGCTGACGAGCGGTTCGCCCAGGTCGATCTCAAGGGAGAGCAGATCCCGGACTATGTCGGGATGGCGGAATGGTACGCCCAGGCCGTCGTGCAGGGCGCGGTGGTGGCCTGCCGCTGGGAACGGCTCGGCTGCCACCGCTTCCTCAACATGCTGCAGGAGGCGAAGAAGCCGAGCAGCGACTTCATCTTCGACGCGGACCGGGCCAACGACCCCTGCGCGTTCATCGAGACGCTGCCGCACATCAAGGGGTTCGCCGGCACGATCACGCTGGAGCCGGTGCAGTGCTGGTGGATCGCCGCGACCTTCGGATCCCGCGAGCGCGACACCGGCCGGCGGTGGGTTCGAGAGGTGGCGTTCTGGGTCCCCCGCAAGAACGCGAAGACCGCGCTCTCGGTGGGGATCGTCCTGTACTGCCTGAACTACGAGGACGAGCCGGGCGCCGAGGGGTGTGTGGCGGCCGGCTCGGAGAAGCAGGCCGATATCCCGTACCTCGCGATCCGGCAGACCCTGGAGAAGGAGCCCGAGCTCAAGACCTGGCTTATGGCCAAGGACACGACGGAGACGATCCGGTTTCGCCGCACCGGCGCCGAGCTGAAGCTCCTCGCGGGCAAGGCGCCCAACCTCGACGGCCTCAACCCGCACGTGGTGCTCGCCGAGGAGGTCCACGCCCAGAACCAGGACGTGATCGGCGTGCTGAAGAGCGCGCAGGGCGCCCGGCAGCAGCCGCTGTGGCTCGGCATCTCCACCGCCGGCCGCGACGCCACCGGCCCGGCCTACGACGGCTGGCGGTCGGACCAGCAGGTGCTCGAAGGCAAGCTGCGGGCGGATCGGGTGTTCGTCGCGATGTACGCGGGCGACAAGGAGGACGAGGAGCGCCGCTTCGACCCGGCCGTCATCGAGAAGCTGAACCCGCTCTACGGTGTCTCGCTGAATCCGACCTCGATCGAGACGGAGGAGCGCGAGGCGCGCAAGAGCGAGGCGAAGCTTCAGGAGTACAAGCGGACCCGGCTCAACCTCTGGAGCCGGGCCGCCGGCAACCTGTTCTCGACCGAGCGCTGGGACGCCTGCGGGGATCCGAAGCTGACGCTCGACGCACTGAAGGGCTTCCCGATGTACGTCGGGGTCGATCTCGCGAGCGCCTCGGATCTGAACGCGGCCTCCTTCCTGATCGAGGTCGGCGAGGTGCTGTACGCGGTGTTCCGGTATTGGCTGCCGGAGCGCTCGCCGCGGTTCAAGGACGACCGGTACGCGGATCAGTTCATGGCCTGGGAACGGGCCGGCCACCTCACGACGACGCGCGGCAGCCACGTCCACCACCCGACCATCCTGGCCGACGTCCTGGCCATGATCGAGGGCCACAACGTTGCGGCGTTCGGGGTCGACCGCTTCCAGGCCGACTTTCTGGCCGGCGCGATCGAGGAGCGCGGGCACACCGTCTACTCGGTGTCGAAGACAGCCTCGCACATCACCCGGTCGACCGACGACCTGGTGACGCGCCACGACGACCCGGCCCGGCTTCAGCACGACGGCAATCCAGTGACCTCGTGGATGGCCGGCAACGTGGTCGGGCACTGGGACGCAAACGACAACGTGCTAGCGTTGGTCTAAAATCACAAATCATCACAGAAACTTAGTCCGCTTTCCGCGGGCTTTTTTGTGGGCAGCAAGGTTTTGGCTGGTGCGGGCTGGTTCGCAGTAGCAGCGGCCGCGTTTGGCAGCCGTTCGGGCTTGCCGGTTGCGCAATTCTTTCGACGGACGCGAGACGGGATCCATGCGCAAGGAAACGCGAGAAAACGACTTGTTGTATGGGGTTAGCGCAATCGCAGCGCATCTGGAGGTGCGGTACGGCCAGGCCTACCACATGATCGAGAAGGGCGACCTTCCCACTTTCCGAGTTGCAGGCCGCGTTTGCGCTCGCCGGTCCAGCCTTACGGCGTGGGTAGCAGAGTGCGAAGCCAAAGCTCGCGAGGCGCGGTCATGAGCGGCGATCGCATAGGGATCGTCGTATCCGGCTTCCACGTGCACCCCGCGATCGAAGCGGACGGCGGCTCCACGTCGCTATCATGTTCGTGGCCAGCAACGCCGGGCCACCTTTCATCCGGCACCTATCGGATGGAAGGTGGCCCTGGCGACTGCCGCCGATCTCGTGAACTCGATCAAGCAGGCAAAGGCTAATCTGGCTCTTGTGCCGCAGTAGTAGCCGGGTCGCCCTGAGCGCAGGACAGCTTACACTTTTCGAACTCCTGAAGCGGCAGTTCCATTCTGCCAGCCAGAACGTGCACCGGCCCCGGCAGAAGCGGCCTGTGCGGATGAGGCCGAGCAGCGAGAGCGCGACATGCGCCGGGAATTGGACCGCATCCGTGAGCGGTGCCGGGATCAGGGAGGCCTCGACCGTGGGTGAAACACCGACGCGACGAATACCTGTCGACTATGCCCCGCTTATCGCGCGAGTGCTGTGCGACCCCCCTCCGAGCGGGATGGGCACCAACGGCTATCTGCACTGGGCGCGGCGGATCTGGCCAGGTGTCACAGATGCGGAGGTCTTGCGCGCCCTAGAGATTTCCGACGAGGTGTTCACCGTTGATCGCATGATGCGTGATCTCGAATGAGTAGCCCGGTCTCGCTGCTCGACAAATGGCGCATGGTCCAAGCCGTACTCCGAGATCCGGATCTATCACCGGCCGCGAAGGCCGTCGCTGGCCGCCTTCTGTTTCACCTCAACGCAACCACCGGGCGGTGCACGCCCTCCTTCGAGACACTGGCACGAGGCGCCGGCATGGCAAGGCGCACAGCGGTCCGCGCCGTCCGCGAGCTGCGAGCCTCGGGCTGGGTCGCTGCAGATCGAGCAGCCGGTTCCGGCTCGTTCATCTTGGCTTTCGACCGAGCGAAGGATGCGGTCGAGACTGGGACCGAGCCGTCCCTTAGCGGGGACGAAATTGTCCCTAGCACTAGGGACGAAACGGTCCCTCTTCTGGTGACGAAACGGTCCCTGGGGGTAGGGACGAAACGGTCCCCCAAACAAGGGAAGAAAGAACAAGGGAAAGGAACGAGGTCTGAATCGCTCGACGCATCAGCGTTCGATAGGTTCTGGGAGGCCTACCCGCGCAAGGTTGGCAAGGCCGCGGCGCAGCCCGTGTTCGAGCGCATCACGCGCGACCGAAAGGCGACACCGGAGGAGTTGATCACCGGCGCCGAGCGCTTCGCGGCTGAGCGGGCCGGCGAAGATCCGACCTTCACCGCTCACGCAAAGACTTGGTTGAACGCCGGCAGGTGGGCTGACGAGCCCGCACTGCGGCATGCGCCGTCACGGCCGAACGGCCGGCAGTCGTTTAGCGCCATCGAAGCCCTGATGAGGAACCTCGACTATGGCGAATGA